TTCTTGTTATTTTTTAAATCTTCTTATTATACAAATTAAACAATTCTGAAAGGTAATTATGGGTTTTCAAGTATCACCTGGAGTCGAGGTTAAAGAAATCGACTTAACTAATGTCATACCGGCGGTATCTACATCTATTGGTGGATTCGCGGGGTATTTTAAATGGGGCCCTGTTAATCAGGTCACATTGTTATCGTCTGAAAATGAGCTGGCTAATCAATTCGGTAAACCCGATGCGTTGACTGCTGAAAGTTTCTTCACCGCGGCATCGTTCTTAAATTATGGCACCGCACTTAATGTTGTTCGGGCATCCGACACAGCAGGTAGTGATAGTACATTACTTAATGCTGTTGCTGGTGGTGTCTCTGGAGCACTAGCCACATTAACACTTTCCACATCTGTTGATAATTTAACAGAAAATCAGGTGTTGGGAGTTACTGATAGTTCCACGACTCCAGGGTCTGATGCAACTGTTAGAGGTATCTATCAAAATGATCAGATTACAGTAAATGATGGTGGAGCTGACTATGCCACTGGAGATGAAATTGAAATCTCTCTTGGTGGAAATAAGACTTTAGTGGTTGAAGTATCTTCGGTTGATGCTGATGGTGCAGTTACAGCTGTGACAGAGACTTATAGCCCAGAGCTTACAAACATCACACTTGTCAATGAGGTTCCATCTACTGGTGGATCTGGTTCAGGCGCAATATTCGATCTTACTTATATTTTAAATAATCTTGAAATACTCAATGGAGGATCTGGTTATGATGCTGCCGATGTTGTAATTAACAATGTATCGTCTGGCTCAGATTTATCCACATCCGCAACTGTCACCGTTGGTACAGCTACGGCTGAACTCATCGAAAACGAAGATGTGTTCGAAACTATGACTGGTCTTACTGGTCAGGTTTATGCTAGATATCCAGGTGCCTTAGGAAATTCGCTTGACGTATATGTTCTAGATTCCACCAATTTTGGTACCGTTAATGATAGTATCTCTGGTTTATTTGATAGTGCTCCAACTGGTAATGAAGTTCATATAGCGGTTGTTGATGCTGATGGCGAATTCAGTGGTGGTGTTGAAGGAACTGTAGTTGAAACATGGTCATTCCTTGATAAAACTCTTGGTGCTAAGAAAGAAGATGGTTCAAACAATTATTTTGTTGATGTAATCAATCAATCTTCCCGTTGGATTTATTTAACTTCATCTGCCGCAGCTGGACAACTGTCCCTAACTGGTGGTTTTGATGTAGATACCGATGGACTTAATGAAGCAGGTAATATCACTGCTGCTCTAGATCTTCTCTCTGATTCAGAAACACTTGATGTAAATCTTCTTTTCTCAATCGCGGATGCAAATGGAAGTGCGGTAATTGCTAATCATCTACACGGTATTGCAATAGATCGTAAAGACTGCGTAGCTTTCCTTTCGCCTCCTACTGAAGCTACAGCAGGATCGACTAACCCTCGACAAGATGTTATTGATTGGGTGAATACTATCTCAGTTCGTGACTCCGGTGGATCTTATGCTGTTATAGATTCAACTGCTATCTATACATATAATAGATATGCGGATAATTATCTATATATTCCTGCTTCTGGTCATATCGCTGGTCTTTGTGCTAAGACAGATGATCTTGCTGAACCTTGGTTCTCGCCCGCAGGATTTAATCGCGGAAGTCTAAAGAGTGTTGTTAAATTGGCTTATAATCCTAAGAAAGCAGACAGAGATGAACTCTATAAGAGAGGTATCAATCCTATTGCTACTTTCCCTGGTCAAGGTACCGTTCTCTTCGGTGACAAGACCGCACAAGCTAAGCCATCCGCATTCGATAGAATCAATGTTCGTAGATTGTTCATCGTGCTTGAAAAGGCTATTGCAACTGCTTCGAAATACCAGTTGTTCGAATTGAATGATGAATTCACTCGAGCAATGTTCCGAAATATGGTTGAGCCTTTCTTGAGAGATGTACAAGGACGAAGAGGTATCTATGACTTCGCAGTTATTTGTGATGAAACAAATAACACTGGTGAGGTTATCGATACAAATCGTTTTGTGGCTGATATCTATATCAAACCTGCAAGGTCGATTAATTTCATCACTCTTAACTTCATTGCGACACGTACAGGTGTTGATTTCTCTGAAGTCGCGGGTTTATCTAACGGTTAATTATAAATAAATAGAAAGGATAAATCATTATGTCATTTAAAATAGACGACTTAAAATCTAAACTAACGGGGGGCGGTGTAAGAGCCAATCTCTTCAGAGCAACTATTAATTTCCCCGCATATGCCGGTGGTAATTCTGAAACAACTTCATTTATGTGCAAGGCTGCTCAGCTTCCTTCATCTGTGATTGCTCAGATTGATATACCATTCCGCGGACGACAACTGAAGATCGCGGGAGATAGAACATTCGAAAACTGGTCAGTGACTATTATCAATGAATCAACTTTCGCGGTTAGAAATTCTTTCGAAACGTGGATGAATGGTATCAATGAACATAAAGCTGGAACAGGTCTCTTAAATCCAACTGATTATCAGGCTGATCTTATCATTGAGCAACTTGGTAGAAGTGAAGAGGTTTTGAAGACAATCACTATTCGTGGTGCATTCCCTGTGAATGTTAGCGGTATTGATCTCAGTTATGATACAACTGATGCGATCGAAGAATATACAGTTGAGTTTGCTTACCAATATTGGGAATCAAATACAACATCATAAACAATTAAAGAAATCATGGGCTCCTCTCTATGGGGAGCCCATGTATTTTCTGTTATAAATAATATACATGGAGCTGTTTGGATATCAAATTACTAAAAAGATTGGATCACGAGAAGAGAAACTCGATAAGGATCTAAAATCATTTGTCCCTAAACGTGATGATGAGGGATCTTCTTCTGTAGTCACAACAGGGGGCTATTATGGTCAATATGTTGATATTGACGGAACAAGTAGTGACACTGAATCCGAACTAATTATTAAATATCGTGAGACTGCATCACAACCCGAGTGTGATCAGGCTATCAATGATATTGTAGATGGTGCCATTGCCTCAGGTGATGATTCTGCGCCCGCGGCACTTAATATGATTGATTCTGAATTACCAGATTCAATTAAGAAACAGATTCAAGATGAATTTGATAAAGTTTTATCTTTGTATAAATTTAATCGAAGAGCGGCTGATCTATTCAAGGAATGGTATGTAGATGGTCGTTTATATTTTCATGTCGTAACAGACGAAAAGAATTTCAATAAAGGAATAAAGGAACTGAGACAGATAAATCCTTTATATCTTAAAAAAGTAAAAGAAGTCAAGCGGGCACTTGATCCAAAGACTGGTGTTAAGATTCCTAAAACTGTAGCGGAATATTATATTTACACTGATGGTGACGATATTACTTCTGAAAATAATGCGGGTATCAAAATTGCCAAAGAGGCTATTATTTCCTGCCCATCTGGCTTGCTTGATATCAATCAAGAGAAAGTAATATCACATTTACACAAATCAATGAAGTTGGTTAATCAACTTCGAATGATGGAAGATTCATTGGTGATGTATCGTGTATCACGTGCACCAGAAAGAAGAATCTTTTATATCGATGTCGGCAATCTTCCAAAGGGTAAGGCGGAAGAATATGTACAATCGGTAATGAGTAAATATCGGAATAAACTTGTATATGATTCTTCTACAGGCGAGATTCGTGATGATCGCCGTCATATGTCGATGCTTGAAGATTTCTATATGCCAAGACGAGAAGGTGGTAGAGGTACTGAAATCACAACACTTCCTGGTGGAGAGAATCTTGGTCAGATCGAAGATGTTCAATTCTTCCAAAGAAAACTTTATAGATCATTGAATGTTCCGATCGCAAGACTTGAACAGGATACAAGTTATGCCTTCGGTCGACCTTCTGAAGTCTCTCGTGATGAAGTTAAATTCCAGAAGTTCATCGACAAGTTGAGAAAGCGTTTCTCTTTCTTGTTGATTGATGCACTTCGAATTCAACTCATTCTCAAGGGTATCATTAAACAATCTGAATGGGAAGCAATCGAAGAGAGTATTGCGATTGATTATGTCGAGGATAATTACTTCTCTGAATTAAAAGAAGCAGAAATTATTAAAGAAAGAGTTGAAGCTCTTAATATTGTTAATGAATTTGTTGGTCAATATTACTCTAAAGCTTGGGTACGTAGAACACTTCTTCGTCAGACTGATGAAGATATCAGACAGATTCAAGATGAGATAGAGACTGAGAAAAAGGAAGAACCCGAGGATGATTTAGACATCTAAAAACACGAATTGTTATAAATATTAATACCTATTATGAAAAACACAGAAAAACTTTTTAAAGACCTCGTTAATGGAGATGAGGCATCAGCACTTGAATCATTCAAGGGTGCTATTCAAGATAAATTAGATCAAGCTATGGCTGTAAAGAAAGTAGCCATTTCTTCTGAAGTGTTTAATCAGGCTGTAGTTGAAGAATCCACTGATCTAACAGAAGCAAAGCTTGAAGAGCCAGAATCTCCAAAAGATTTGTCTGATATGCTTAAAAAGGCAAAGCAAATGCGGGGAGTAACAGATGATGAATATATGCGTTGGTATGGGGGTCTAGATCCAAAATGGTTTCACCTTTGGGATAAGATGGTAAAGAAAGACAGAAACTATAGCAAAGCATATGAGCTTGGTTATGATGGTGGATCTGACAAAAACCCTCATAAGTCTGGAACACTCGCTGCAGCTATTTGGGATGATCAATATGCAGCTGGCGCAATGGATGCATAAAATTTATGAAATTAATCACAGAACATTTAGATTCAAACCTTAGTTTCATCACAGAAGCTGATGATAAAGGAAACAAGAATACCTTCATTGAAGGTGTCTTTATGCAGGCGGAAAAACAAAACCGTAATAATAGAATTTATCCGAAGACTGTCCTAGAGGCAGCATGTAACAAATACATTAAGGAACAAGTTGAAACGGGTCGAGCTGTTGGTGAATTGAATCACCCAGATGGTCCCGCAATCAATCTTGATAAAGTTTCACACAGAATTACCGATCTTAAATGGGAAGGTAATAATGTTGTTGGAAAGGCACTCATTCTGAATACACCGATGGGTAATATCGTGAAAGGACTTATGGAAGGTGGATGTAAGTTGGGTGTCTCAAGTCGTGGTATGGGAACAGTTGAAAATAAGAATAGCAAATCTTATGTGAAGGGTGATTTTATGCTCTCCACTGTAGATATTGTGCAAGATCCGTCCGCACCAGAAGCATTCGTTAACGGAATTATGGAAGGTGTAGAATGGATTTATGAGAATGGTATTCTTAAACCTCAACAGATTGAAGAATATGAGACTGAAATTAAAAAGGCATCAAGTTCTGAACTTGCAAAAGCGCAGAAGAGAGTCTTTAGTGATTTCCTCTCCAAACTCTAATCATTAATAGAAATAAAGCTATGTCAGAAGAAACACAAGAATTAGAAGACATCATTGAAGATGTCACTGAAGAACAGCTTACTGCTAATGAAGAGCTTGAACAGGATTTACCTGAAGAAGTCTCTGAAGAAGCTGAAGCTGAAGCTTCTTTTGATGATTCTATCAAGTCGATTCTCCTTGGCGAAAAGAAAGCCGTAAAGAAGGAAGAAGAAGACGAAGAAGAATCTGAAGAAGAAGAAGATGAAGAAGAAGAGATGGAAGAAGCTACTGAATCTGAATCTGAAGAAGTAACTGAAGCTAAGTCCTCCAAAAAAGAGTCTGAAGAAGGCTACGAGGAAGACGAAGAAGAAGTTGAAGAAGAAGAAGAAGACGAAGAAGAAGCTATGGAATCCAAGAAAAAGGTTTCTGAAGCTCTCGACCTTCTTATCTCTAGTGAAGCCACTCTTAGTGAAGACTTCAAATCCGAAGCTGCAACTCTTTTTGAAGCAGCAATCGCAGAAAGATCCCTTGAAATTCAAGAGAGCCTTGAAGCAAAATACAATTCGGAATTGAATGAAGAAGTTGAAACTCTCCGCGAAAACCTCGTTGAAAGAATCGATGATTATCTTTCATATGTAGTTGAAAGTTGGGTTGAAGAGAATTCTGTTCAAGTTGAAAATACACTTCGTACAGAAATCGCAGAAGGCTTCATCACATCACTTAAAGATCTATTCATTGAGAACTATATCGAAGTTCCAGCTGAAAAGAGAGACCTTGTTGAAGAACTCAACACAACTGCTGAAGAAACAGCAACTGAACTCTCTGAAGCTCGCACCGAGATTGAAACTCTTCAAGAACAGATCGAGAAATTCGAAAGAGCCGAAGTATTGACTTCTCTCTCCGAAGACCTTTCCGAAACAGAATCACATCGTCTCAATACTATTTTGGAAGATGTTGAATTTGTTGATAAGGAAACTTTCTCTAAGAAAGCACAAACAGTCAAAAGTTCAATCTTTGAGTCTAAAGAAGAAACTCAAGAAGAATCTTTGGAAGAAGGAACTTCTGAAGAAGAAACAGAAATTGTAATCGAGGGTGCTGCTGATCCTCTCAAGAAGCTTCCTGCTTCTATGAGACAGTATGTTGAAGCTCTCAGAAAATAATATATCACTAACCAATAACATAGAAAGAAATTAAAAATGTTTAACGCAGAAAAAGATATCCAAAAGTGGGCTCCCGTTCTTGAGCATAAGGACGCTCCTGCTTTCCAAGACGAGTATCGCAAGTCGGTAACGGCTAAGTTGCTCGAAAATACAGAAACAGCTCTTCGTGAAGAGAAGGCACAAGCTGGTTTCCTTAATGAAAACAATGTAACAACTGGTGCAGTTTCTAACTTCGATCCAGTTCTCATCTCCCTCGTACGTCGTGCAATGCCTAATCTCATCGCTTATGATGTAGCAGGTGTTCAGCCAATGTCCGGTCCTACTGGTCTCATCTTCGCGATGAAGGCACGTTACAACGCTAATGACGGAGTTATCGGCCCAGTCGTTGATGGCACCGCATACACAGCTAAAGCCGAAGCTCTCGGTATTGATGAGCCTGACACCGCATTCTCCGGCCCCCATTCAACACCTACTGGTGAAGCACTTGGTGCAGAGGGTGGTACAGCTTTCGGTGACATGGGCTTCACAATCGAAAAGGCTGTTGTAGAAGCTAAGACACGTGGTCTTAAGGCTGAATACACAATGGAACTTGCACAAGACTTGAAAGCTGTTCATGGTCTCGATGCAGAATCTGAGTTGGCTAACATCCTCTCGACTGAAATCCTTGCTGAAATCAATCGTGAAGTTATCAACACAATCAATGCTAAGGCTAAGCCTTCCGTTATCGGTCAAGCCGGTGCCACAGGCGATGACTTCGATCTTGCTGTTGATGCAGATGGTCGCTGGGCTGTTGAGAAGTTCAAGAGCTTGATCTTCCAAATCGAAATCGAAGCTAATAAGATTGCAACTCAAACACGCCGTGGTAAGGGTAATTTCATTATCTGCTCCAGTAACGTGGCTTCTGCTCTTGCAGCCGCTGGTCAACTTGACTACACTCCTGCACTTGCCGCTAATCTTAACGTAGACGCAACTGGTAATACCTTCGCTGGTGTTCTTAATGGTCGCATTAAGGTATATGTTGATCCATATGCCGTATCCGATTATGTAACAGTTGGTTTCCGCGGTACGAACGCTTATGACGCTGGTCTCTTCTACTGCCCATACGTACCACTCACTATGGTTCGTGCAGTTGATGAAAGCACATTCCAACCTAAGATTGGATTCAAGACTCGCTACGGTATGCAACAGAATCCATTCGTTGGTCTTACAACTGGAGTTGGAGCTGATGATCAGAATCCATACTTCCGTACATTCTCCGTAAGTAACATTAACTTGTTCTCCGGTTCTTAATTAATATTTAATTAATTATTTTTGAAGGGGTCTCGAAAGAGGCCCCTTCTTTTTTGTGTATAAATAGTCATATGAGTAATCTAACAAACAATTACAACTTCCTTTCTCCAACGGGATTTAAGTTAGTTATCAATCGAAACACTCTATCGAATCTTGAGTATTTTGCGACTAGTGTAACACTTCCAGGTTTATCTTTAGGTCAAGTTGAAACACCACATAGACAGTATAAGGGTTATATCTCTGGTGATGTTACGTTCGATGATTTTTCTGTTCGAATCGCAATGGATGAAGATATGAGTGTTTATAAAGAACTTTATGATTGGATTATGAAGCAT